AGTGTTTCTGAAAACAAACAGAATTTAAGTCACTAATAATCAGTGTATTACATGGCTATTTCGGTTTGGCAACAAAGTTAACGTAAAATGCTCATAATATAATATCAGCAATGATAAGAAAATATATCTAGTTACATCAACTATATAAAGCATCAATAAATCAAAGGAAATATCCAAATGAACACAACAAACAACAAAAATACAGCACATAATGAAGTGACAGTGATTGACAATATTGCGATGAAGAAGGAATCTACTGCGGACAAAGTCAAATACTACGAAAATGGTGGCTTACATCGCGACGATGGAACTACTATAAAAGCAACTATGTATAGTAAATCAGGTAATCTAAAGACATCATCGTGGGTTTGCGATGAAGAAAAACAACACTGTGAAGTAACAACTTATAGTCATAATAAGTCTAGTGAACACGTAGTTTACTCCGTCGATGGGCAACGAGTGAGTGAAAAGTTTTATGAAGATGGGAAGCTTCATCGTGTTGGTCAGCCTGCTTGTATTTTTTACAATGGCAATGGTGGCATTGACGAAGAACAGTGGTATAAAAATGGGAAGCTTCACCGCAATTCTAGCGCTGCTCACATTGTATACGGTGAAAGTGGCAATATTGAGATCGAGCACTACTATGAGGACGGTGTTGATAAGACACCAAAAATCTAAAGCTGATTAGGAGCCTTTCAGGCAAATGATAAAGCCGCTAACTTGAAAAAGTAGCGGTTTTTTTTTTATCCAATTTTTATTTGAAATCCGAATTCAAGTTCAATGAGTTTTTCTAGCGTAGGTTTGTCTAATTTCTGCTTAGTGAAAATAGCATCATGTAGCAGCAAACAATCATCTTGATTATCTAGCTCTTCGCGAATTAGTTGTATGATTTTGACTTCTGTTTTTTGATACAACCAACAGAAGTATGTTGCTTTGTAAGTTCCTTTGAACTGACCTGCTTTAGTATGCTTCTCATCATATACATCACGTGAATTTTTAAACTCTTCCATTTTTTCAGGATACAAGTTTGCTAGCTCATCTTTCAATATTTGTAGTTCATCGTTGAATGCTTTGAATAGTTTATGTTGCTTTACTTGGTTGATTATTTCTATTGATATTTCTTTAGCTATCCCTGATTTGAACGTAAGCGCTGAGCCAAAAGACTTATGTAGAAATACGGATTTTACATCTTCAATAGTAGCATCGGTGTTCTGCGCGATATCAGCTCTAAACTCTCTTACATTCTGAACATATTGTTGAATTGTTGGGTATAAGTTTTGGTCTTTAGCTAAGCCAAGTAGAATCGTATATGAAGCCGCTGAAAGGTCATATTCGATATAATCTGACATAACATAGTGTCGAATAGCTCGCGGTAAACGTTGTATTGATAAAGCACCAACACCATATAATCGGTCGGTCTTAGTACCTTTCTTATAGTACTGCGGAATTTTGTTATCGTGCGCTCTATATGATTCACGTAGCGCCCAAGCATATAAACGGTCTTTTGCGTTATGCGTATCTTCGACAATAAACTTTGATAAGTCATGACCAGTGATAGAGCAATAGCTTTTATCATCAAATTCAGTGGGAATATGTGTTGCCCACTTTGTAAGTTTTGTCACTGGTAAATCGGTGTCTAGAAGCGTTTCTAATAGGCGTAAAAACTTATCTGACAATGTGTATGCCATATTAGATTTACCTTGCGCATACGATCCTGTAGCGCTGAATGCTACACATTTATCATTGATTCGAGCGAATTTTCTATGATCGCCAAACAATTTTGTAAGCTCGTTTTGACCGCCTAAATCGTAAGTGTTAGACATGAAGTTATGCGTATTATTATCTGTTATACATGATGCGATAAGACGACAATAAACTTCGTGGTTTATATTCCACATCTTTAATGATGCGCGATTTGAAAACAATGATTCATTGAATAAATTCGATTTATTAGCAACGAGTAATTTGGTCAGTATTTCTGTTGGTAGGTTAGTTGAATCAACTTTTTTTCTTATATAAATAGTATTAGTGTTGTTACTCATTATTATATCTCCTTATATTTTGAGTAATTGAAGCCCAGTTGTCGCTGGGCTTTTTTGTGACTAGAATTTGTGTTTTTACTTGCGACGTAACAAAGTACTTATCGTGCGTTGTGGAATGCCAGTAGCAGCACCAATAGATGTTTGGCTGTAACCTTTCTCGTGTAGTTTACGAATAGTTTCGACTTGTTCATCTGTATAAAGTGATGGACGACCTTTGCCGCGTTTGTTGAGTTTGCTTGTATCGATTTCCATTGTTGTATCCCTTCCTTGGAATAGTATTTACTTATACTTTTATTTATTACTTTCAACTTAAATACGGCTGAAATGGCACAAAAAACAAGTGCCACGATATGACACTACAATTTTAATGCTCTTATTGAATTAGTTGATTTGTTACAGAAGTATTTATTGATGAAATGTAATAACGAGGTGTAATGGCTTATACTAATATTATAACATTTTATATGTGATTCGTTAAAAATTAATGTGTTACAAATTACGAGGCGTGTTTATATTTCGGTGAGTCACTAGTTACTCGTTTATTGAATAAACAACTGCTAATACTAATATTATAACATTCTACATATGATAAGAATTAATAGAGAGGCACCAGCTAACGCTAGGCCTTGTTCTTATCGCTAGCTCAATCACAGATTTTCTTTCTTATTGATATTTCCAATGCTGTAACGCCCTTGCTAATCCAATACAACACTGTAGTTTATAATAGTATACTACACTTACCTTATTCGTTATGTTAATCAATGGGTTATAGTTGTTTGTGGTTTTCAGAAGGAGATAATTAATAGACTGATCACTTCTAAGGTGTTGATTTATAAAGTAAATAGACCAAGTGTAGTATACTATTATAAACTACTGTGTGTTTGTGGATTGACACAGCATTACAAGCAACTACTTAAAAAAGAAGATGTGACTTTGAGCTAGCGAAAGGAACAAGGACAGGCGCAGCTTGCTCCTTTACATATCAATTAACATGTTAGTTAGCTCTATATTACCTGTAGAAATTTAGATATTTAGACATCTTTCCGTCGAGAGCATCTACTTCATTAATAATCGAGTTCATAGCCTCTTGACTATCTTCGCATGATTTTATGTTATTAACTTCGGTGCTTAATTTAAAAGCTTTGACTATAAATGATTTTTTGTTAATTTCTTCTAGGCTGCTATAAATTCCATCTTCGGGATGAAATAGAAATTTTGATGATTGTTTAGCTTCGATAAATTCTCTATGCGTTCCCTTTGCTAAGCCTGCTTCATCCATTAGCTCTTGGTGAAATTTCAATGTAATTGAATAAACTTCAAATCGCTTGTGATACAGTTCTAGTCTTAGTTTTTTTCTATTTGTACTCATTTGTTGGTAAGCAATATAGCCAAGAAACAAAGCCATTATTATTGGTAGATATAGTTCTTTAAATTCAGATAAAAATTTGAACTCCATTAATAGATTAACTTGTTGAAAGTAATTATACGCACTAGCAATAATAACAACTAATGACAATATTATATAAGGTAGATATAGCTTATAACCGCCAAACCAGACAATACTTTTATTAGCTTTAAGCACATTGTTAATTTTTATACCTTGATATGTATTGCTATTAATTTCGTTTTCTATTTGTCGAGACCTAACCACAGCAGATAAATAAGTTCGCCAATGATAACGAGCAACGGTGAAAAATCCAACAGTAGTTATTAGTCCACACAAAACATACACAGGTATAGAAAGATTGATGGATGAATGGAATAGGCCAATTGTCAAAGCGGTAACCAAACCACATGCCCAACTAAAAACTTTGAAACATAATTCTTCCTGTGTCGTTATTATATCTTGAACAATTTTAAGTTCGTCCATCGCGTTTGAATTCATAATTTCCTTAGTCGTTGTATGTGGAATGGCTTATTAAAGGTGTTTTTCTAGTGAGAAATAGTGCTATCTGTGACCCTTATACGATATGTCATCACTATAAATTCCTATATCTTTACGCATCTCAGATAAATAGGACAAAGCTTTCTCTCGAAACACTGAAAACGAATATTCATCATTTTCTAAAGAGTCATACATATAGTCAATCATATCGCTAAAAGCATTGAAAACAGTATGCGGAGCAAATAAAGCTAATTGTGCTGTTATATGGTAAGCGCGCAACTAAGCAGTTACGCCAAGGCAGCAGCGTGACCAACGGCTTCTTGAATGATACTGACTAGATACTCTGGATTAACATCCTCACTTCTATAATGTTCATATCGATCAAAAGCTTCTAGGCATCGACCAGATGAATAAAGTAAAGAATGAATATAAAACGCTTCAACAGGTGGGTGAATACCTTCGCAATCGTTAGCAATTATTTTTGCTCTGTTATCAATTTCTTCGGTAGTAAAAGAGTTCAATTTGTAGCCTCCGTAGAATCATAACTTGGATGTTTAGTTAGATGGTGCTTCATTGATATAAAAATTAACTTAGCATAGACGTACTATAGTCATATCTAAATGCCTAATTCTTCTTTAGATATTTTAAAGATATCATTCATTGCTGACTTCATATTCTCATTGATTCGACGATAATAAATATACTCATCTTCTTCATTTGAGCGAGACATCATCGCGCACTTTAATTTATGAATGACCTCGCCAACACTACAATCCACATATATCGATTTAACTGTTATTAAGTCGATGATTTGAATGAAAGCTTGATCTGAATTACTTTCTAATTTCTGATGCGCCTTATGCTCTTCATTATATTTTTTTCGTCTTTCGTATTCTTGGAAATCTCGCTCCCATTCAGTTTGTAGCGCATCACGTAGATTTGAGTCCGCTTGATGATACGGATGAAAATTATGAATATATTCATAATTTTCATAGTCACTTACTTGATGATTTACAAATTTCTTTACATGGTATAAATGAGATAAGATCTCTTCATAGGCTTCTTGTTGTTTGAGCCATATTTGTTGATTGATCCAGCTTTTTTCAGTGAGGCTACTTTTGATACTTTCAACTAATTCAGTTGTATCTGATAACTGATTTTTTAAGTCTAAAAAGTCTTCTGTTTTGGCGTAGTTTTTACCTTTCGTCTTCAAATAGGAAGTGAGCCAAACCGCAAGGCCAGATAAAATTGCGACTATGATGTACGAACTAATCTGAAATATGGTCACTAAATGCTCCTAAACAATATAATAAGAATGTGACGTTCTAATTATTAAATTTTTACTATATGCTTTACGAAAAAAACACTTATTAAATGCTTTGTGCTGGTTTTAAATTCATCGTAATAGCTTTAACTTGGCTCAAGGTATAATAAATAGAGATATCACTACCGCCTAAAAATTCATGATATATTTCCAACACATATAGTCTCTGCTTATATTCAATTTCGATATATGGAGTATCGTAGATATTAAACGAGACGAAGTTCTTACCTTTTTCTAGAATTTCGAGAGTGTCCCCTTGACTAGAACGAGAAGACAATTTCAAATCGTTAAAGTTAACACCTCCAAATACCAATCTATTAAATTCTTTTTTAATAAATAAATTCCCATCTAAGACGGGAGTTTTTATTGTAGGAACTAAAATCTTAATGTTCTGTTGATCTAATCCTGTTTTAATATCAGCGGAACTAAATATATTAAGAGTAAAACTAGGTAGCTCATCGGGAAGATATTTTGTAGCAACTCCTGAAAATAAGACAGCCAAAATACTTCCGGTGACTGTGATTGCTTTTAGTATAGTTTTCATCGGATTTAGCCCCTCTAAATTGGCAAAGTACTTGGTCATTTCCATCTTCGATTTGAAGATATTAATCTCAATAGCGTTTAAATTTGAACTTTTCTTCGTTATAAGGATTATTGTATGAATGATCAATACTGCTCAAAACTATTGTGTTCTTTGTCACATCGTAGATACATAGAAAAATCTACAACTTGCCGGTAATTATTCTTTGATTGCCAGAATAAATTCAGTATATCAGCCTTAGCATTTTAGTGTTCTTTATAAAGCTAAATCTGTGTCACTGAGCTATCATCGTTAAATACATCCCAATAATGTTCAATATTATTAATACAGGTTCAGCTAATCGCTCCAATGTTAGAAATAACACCAAATTTTTTATATAGAGAATCAAATGTTGTAGAATGAATATTTACGTCAATTCCAAAAATAAAACCAACTGCGAGCAAGAAGAACACCAAAACCATATAATTCGATTGCTTTAGTCCCAGTTCCCTTGCTGTATTTCACAACTGCCACACAATAAACAATATTCTTCTAAAACTGATTTATTCGGTAATGCTTCTTCATAGTTAAAAAACCTGTGAATGAGTTGATTTTTATTTTCCCACTTAATTATTTCAGAAACATCATCAACGAAATATCTTTCAGGTGTTAAGAGCTTAAATTTAAACTTATTTTCAATGAAGTTATGCTTTATTTCTTCAGATTGATTTCCCGCCCACCATAATGGAATGGTAAGTCGATTTACTTCTTTTCGAGGGGTAGATTTATGAAGCCACATATCAGCTAAGATAATTAAGTAAACCTTATAATTTATGGAGTCGTCAGACTTTTGAATTTTATCTAATAATTCAGAACGACTCTCGTATACTTTATAAACATCTTCAATCACCGCATTCATCTGAGCGCTTTTTAGTCTCTTTGCTTGTATCAAAAAAACTTCCGCAGTAGACGGAGAAACAACCACTCCATCCATTCTTTTACTCTTTCCATAAGGTGTCTCTAGACTAACCGCTGACTTTACTTGTGTTTCACTCAAATCATCATCAATTATCTGCGATAAAGACTTACAAAAATAATATGTTTGATTTGCTTCATTCATCCCTCCGCCAGAGGCTACGGGATAGTGAGTTTTGAACAAACCGATATACTCAGAACAAGCTAAGTTAAATGCTTTTTTAATTGTAGTAAACGCTGACACTGACACTTCCTTATGAAACATATAGATGCTATATAATTGGCTTTGAAATAATAATATTTTGTTGTGCGACAACTTACGATTGAGAATGAAATTTATAGGAGTTTATTCATATTTATGTCGTAACCAGCTCTTTTAAGCTCGCTGGCTAGGCCTAATTGCCAACTATTTCCTCGGTCAAGTTCGATATATACAACCCCGCTGATATCGTTTGGCTTCTCTATATCCCTTTTAACTAGAGCGCAAACTTTATCCCTTCCTAATTTTGCTATCATGTAACCATGTTCAAATACAACGTTCTGTCTTGCTCTAGGTTTCAGTTCCTTGGACGACTTAACATTGCCATGATCATCTGGTGTGTATAAAATAATGCCAAAGCCAACATCAGAATATTCTTCAAGTTTCTCAATAATTGTTTTACCAGCACTCGATTGCTCATGTAGGATTATAGCTTCAAGGCCTAATTTTTCGATAAAACGAGCAACTCTACTTTCTTCAAGTTCATCATGACCATGAACAATGAAAACCTTGTTTAGAGGAGTTTCATTAATAACATTTCTAGTGGCTTCTAGTGACTCTTTTGAATTACTTTCAGAACCTAACTTTTGACTAATCAGAACAAAGCGTTCTTTCTCTAACTCCGATATAATACATTCAATAAAATAAATTATTCTCTCCCCTTTTTGGTGGATAAATTCTTGAAGATCAGACTCGTATCTCCTATTCGGCAATACTCCAGAAACAGAAAATAAAGCACCATAAGCTGAAACTTCGGAAGGGAGCGCCAAACTAACAAAGTTTTGGAAGCGTTTATTCCAGCGTGAAAAAGTTTGTTCTCCGTAAATTTTACCTGTGCTGTCGTAAGCATCACAAACTTCATCTATAAGCTCATCTCGAAATTTTGTTAATTCCTCTGAGACGGTTTTTATATTGCTAGATACAACTTCAATCATTCCTTGAATTTCCCTTAAATTGAACGGGCTGAAGAATTAACCATTCCCAGCCTAAATTTTCATATAGAAAAGACAGTAATCGAATCGTTTTATTATTTCAATGATTTATCGGGGTATTTTTAGATAAGTTGTATTAATTGAATTATCACATGGTAATAAAAGCAAAAGCTCGTGCCATATAGCTAAAATATTACGGGTATTGAACAAGAGGACAAAAGTTACGTGTCCTATTTGTTTTCTTATTATATCTCTGTTCTGTAACTATTTGTTCTTCTGTTAATTCAAAAAATTTACAAGCTCATGCTCTACGAGAGCCACCTAAATCACCAAAAACATGATCTATTTTGACAGTCTCAGATTAATGTCCAATAAAAATACTGTTAATTTAATAAATCTATAACAGCGCCTTTAGCACTCGTTTTAATAAATACATATACATAAAACGAGGAAACAATAATGAACAACAAAAACACACGTAGATTCGACGACCCAATTTTAGGCTATATCGAACTAATACACATCGAGACTATCAGCCAAGCACAATTCAATTCTCTTAAATGCTTGAATAAAAATCACCGCTACATAAGAAACTTTCCATTCATCGACGTATATATGATTGTAGATATGAACCATGTATAGCGTAGACAATGCGTTTACTAAAACTATGCTCACATCCGCATTGTAAAGAACCTGATGTAATAAACGGTAGATGTGAATTACACCAACGCAACCTAAAGCCCAATACTACTAATAGATCATCAACTACAACTAATAACGCCATTTATAACTCAACTAAATGGCGCAAGCTTAGGAAGAGAAAGTTCACGGAAGAGCCATTATGTGAACATTGTTTTAAGCTCAATATCATCACACCAACTGACGTAATCGATCACATAAAACCAGTATTAGATTATCCCGAACTGAGCTACACATACTCAAATTTACAGTCCTTATGTCACGGTTGCCATAACAACAAAACAGCACAAGAAACAAAGGCACGTATTAAACCCAAAGACATTTCAGTTCATGAGTTATTCGAGCAAATCAAAAGGAATACAAAATGTTAAATCCAGCAGCAATAGACAATCACATCTTTATATATAAGGACACCTTGTTTCAATTCGTTATCGAAGAATCAGAAACCGATGACGGTAATATAGTGGAGGATTATGTATTCATTAATCTAGATACTGATGAAGTTAATCGAGACGAAAGCAACGAATTGCTCAGATACTTAGTTCAGTTGAGCCACGACTTACTACACAAATAAGGAATACAAATGCGATACAATATTTTCAAAAGCACGACTAATAAGCATGAATATGTTTATGTCGATGTATACAAGCACAAACCATACCCAACCGAAGATTATCCAACGGGATTAGAACGACGCCGCGAAGTTATGCTCAGCGAATTAGAAATGGTTCATTCAATCTATTCGACACTAGGTTACATACGCGACGATGATACGACCGATATCATTCATGAAGATACAATTGACGAAAGCACCGACACAAACACTGGCGAATAATTTTGTTAGTGGTTTATTGATTAAATATAATGGTGATTATCAACAGTTAAATAATCTTGAGTTGGTTGGAGGGGGCGGGTTCAAAACTGCTAGAAGCCCCATGATAACAGCGCACCGTTAGTGTTTTTTATGCGTCCTGAACTTTGAATATATTTTCCCCTCACATCTCCTAGCCAACAATCAACTTCAAAGCCAACATTGTAGACCTCAAACTAAGCACGTCAAATGCTAGATGCTCAATCATTACACTGGCTGAAACCTAAGATAGTCCTCGCTATAGTGCCCATTCCATTCCAATAAACATTTTTATAAATACCTCATACATCTAAGAAAATGAGGCACGAAATGTCAATTCCTGATCCAAAAAAAACAACAAAAAGAGCACCTAAAACGATGCGAAAAGACCCATTTTCTATGGAGTTTTTTAAGCTGATTTTAGCGCAATGTTCAGAAAACGAGACTATTACACCCCAAGATTACTTCGCTCTTGGTCTAATCAGTGAAAGATACAGTCTTTATAAGCAAACCCTCGAACAATTACATGATGAAAACGGCGTTCCTATTATCGCCATCGATCAAATCGGTGATAAAGGCCAAGACAGCCAGAAGATGAATCAATTGTTTAAAGCATCTAATGATTTGTATACGCAGCTAATGAATGGCTTGAGAGAGTTCGGGCTAACACCAAAATCAAGAAATGACGTTCAAAAGATCAAAGCGGAACGTGAGTCATTACTACACCATATGATGAAAGGTGTATCTGATGATGATTAGTGATGAATATGCCTATTCTGATCTTAAATCCAACGAACAAAGTTATAAATGGTGTCACCGATATTGCTATGGCGTTCTCAACGGAAATATTGTCGCTAACAAGTGGATCAAGCTAGCGGCGGAGCGTCATTTTAACGACATCGAACGCAGTAAAACAGAGGACTTTAAATACAAGTTCTCACCAGCACGCGCACAACACGCCATTGATTTCTATAAGCTCACTACACACACCAAAGGGGCATTGGCTGGGCAACCAATACAATTACAGCCTTGGCAAATATTCATTGTTTCATCAATATTCGGTTGGATTACAAAAGACAAAGATACCGAAACAGGCAAGCGGTTACGAAGATTTAAAAAGGCTGAAGTTTTTGTAGGCCGTAAGAATGGGAAGTCTACATTAGCTAGCGGTATCGCTCTTTATATGATGCTACTCGATGGCGAACAAGGCGCTGAAATAGTTACCGCTGCCGCTAGCAAGGATCAAGCACGTATCGTGTTTAATGATGCCGCGCAAATGGTTAGAAGTGGTGCGTTGAGTGAAATAGCTCAGCCGTATAAGTATGACATTCGTTGTGAAGATACAAACTCAATATTCAAAGCTGTAGCTAGTGAAGCAAAAAACCTAGACGGTAAGAATCCGCATTGCGCAATCATCGATGAACTACATTCACATAAAAATAGTGATGTTTTGGATGTTATTTCAAGCGGCACAGGCGCAAGAAAGCAGCCCCTTATTTTTATTATATCTACCGCTGGAACAATATTAGATGGTGTTGCCGTTGACCAATGGAAATACGGCGAAGGTATATTAAATAATGTCTTTGAAGATGATCATTATTTCGCAGCGCTTTACTCAATTGATGCTGGTGATGATTTTTCAAAGTCTGATGTATGGATAAAAGCCAACCCATGCTTGGGTATAAGTGTTAGCTATGAATACTTAGAGAATGAGTTAAAACAAGCGCTAGCCATCAATTCAGCTAAGGCTAATTTCTTAACAAAGTTCATGAATATATTTGTTAATAGCTCAACGTCTTGGCTAGATATCGGCAAAGTAAAAGCGTGTCAACATAAGCTTGATTTAGACGATTATAAGGGTAAAAAGTGCTATATAGGCTTAGATTTAGCGCAGAAAATCGACTTAACCGATATTTGTTTAGTGTTCCCTAATGACATAGGCGGCATTGATATATTCAATCGATCATTCATTCCACAAGGCGCAATAAACAAAGCTACTAAACATCAGCAACATCTGTATCGAAAGTTCGAACAAGAAGGCTCTTTGATTGTTACTAATGGAGAAGTAACAGACTTTACTATTATTGAAGAATTCATCATTAAGTTTTGTCAGGACTTCGATGTTCAACACGTTTGTTATGACGCTCACGCAGCCGCACAGCTAGCTATTTCGTTAACTAAACAGAACATTCCTATGCTTGAAGTTTCTCAATCGATGATGAGCTTGTCAGAGCCAGCCAAAGAATTTGAAAAGATGATTGTCGCCAAAGAATTACGTCACACTGGGAATGGTGTTTTCATGTGGTGCTGTTCTAATTCATATGTTTATACAGATGCTAATGAGAACATCAAAGTACAGAAAGAAAACAAAAATTCATCTAATAAAATAGATTCAGTGATTAGTTGTATCACTGCTTTATCAGCCGTTGTTTATGAAGAACCTAATGAGCAATTTGTTTATGAAAACAAGCCTATGTTGATATTAGGTTCATAGACTATCTAGTATTGATTTTGCCGCTATTTGTAATTGATAAATAAAGTTATATCAATTACATAAAAGGCAGCATCAATGTCAAATATATTAGATTCAAGTGGTGTGCCATTCGGTTCAAACTATGCTCAATCACTAAACTACATCAGTACTCATCATAATGTTGGCGGCGTTTCTGTTAACTCTACTACTGCTTATCAGCATTCAATAGTTTACGCATGTATTAGAGTTCTTGCGGAGTCAGTTGGACAATTACCGGTAAATCTATTTGAAATAGGTGATGACGGTAGCAGAACAAAAACTAGAAACCATCAGCAGCTAAAAGTATTAACACAAGCGCCAAACGATTATCAGACGTGGCAAGAAATGCTTGAGTTAATCGTTACGCATATTAATTTGTACGGCAATTTCTACGCATTTGTGAACCGCAGAAAATCCAATGGTAAAACTCGCATTGTTGAGATTATTCCGATCCCAAATCCTGAGTCCGTTATTGTGAAAATGATGCGCGGTCAAGTGAGTTTTGAAATTACTGATTCTGCGTTAATCGACTTACCTAAGCGAATTTTTAGTAGTAATGAAATACTTCATATCAAAGGCGCTTCAACTGATGGTTTGATAGGAATATCACCTATATCGCAAGCCTCACGATCGATTGGTCTCTCAATAGCCGCTGAACGCCACGCTGAAGAGTTCTATAACAATTCAGCAACGCCGAATGGAATATTGACAACCGACCAACAATTGTCGCCAGAAGCATCTAAGCGATTACAAGATGGTTTTAATGAAATACATCAAGGAATCAAGAACAGTAACAAGCTAGCAGTTCTTGAAGGTGGTCTTAAATACCAAGGTATCACCGTAAGCAACAAAGATTCTCAGTTCATGGAAACACGCGCTTTTCAAAAGAATGAAATATGTGCTTTGTTCCGAGTGCCAACACAAATGGTTCAAGCAGGGGACTCGAAATACTCCAACTTTGAGCAAGCTATTCTTTCATTTCATAGAGACACATTGATCCCCCTTATCAGTCGTATTACAAACAAAATAAACACGCTGCTCGACGATGATTTAGAAATCCAACTAGATGATACCTACATTTTACGCGGCGATTCTAAGACTCAGTCAGAAGTTAATACGGCTTATTTTAACCTCGGTGCTTTGTCGATAAATGAATTACGAAATCGCATAGGTGAGGCAAGCATTGAAGGCGGTGATGTCCGTGTCGTGGATTCCAATAATCACACATTAGGCGACATATCAAAAATAGACGAGCTACAGCAAGAACAATTACAACTAGAACCAACAACAAATGGAGATGTCACGGATGACAATCAAACATAAGAGCATAAATTACGAAATAAAATCAATCGATGAGGCTGGTTTTTTCGAAGGATATGCGAACGTTAAGCATGTAAAAGATCATGCTAGTGATATGACCGTAGACGGTGCGTTTACTCAATCACTTTTGAAGCATAAAGACGCTGACACGATGCCTTTGATGTTTTGGAATCATAAAACTGATGAGCCAATCGGTGTATGGACAGAAATGTTTGAAGATGATCACGGCTTGTATATCAAAGGACAGTTGTTAGTAGATGACATAGCTAAAGCTAAAGAGATATACGCACTTATGAAGCGCAAAGCTATCACAGGCTTATCGATTGGTTATGTAGTTCAAGACGAATCATTTGAACGAGAAACAAATACAAATCTATTGAAATCGGTTCATATCCTTGAGGTCTCAGTTGTCAGTTTCGCGTGTAATGAACAATCACAAGTTGAAGTCGTGAAATCAAGATTTGCTACTGATGAAATGCCAAGTGAAAGAGAGTTTGAAAAGGCATTACGTGAGCTAGGTTTATCTAGAAAACAAGCCAAGACATTCATGTTCGAAGGTTACAAATCACTAGCCGCTAATGATGAAAATGACCCCCTAAATGAATCACTAAATACAATCGAGGACGAAGCAACAAACGAAAAAGCCAAAGAGCTTTTATTGTTACTCAAATCACTATAACCAACTCCCCAAATATCTAATCAATTACTAAAGCTAGCGGGATGCTAGCGCAAACATTCAACACATGCTGGATGCCTGTTTTGTTTGGTCACTTGTATTAAATATTTCAAATAAGAAAAAGGATTTTTATAAATGGAATTAACCGAAATTATGGTGGCTGTTCAAGAACTTGCTACTAAAAAAGATACGTCAATTGAAGAGATTGCCCAAGTGAAATCACAGCTTCAAGCATTCGAAACTAAAGGCGCTGACGCACAAACAAAAACATCAGCAATTGAAGCTGAATTATTAGAACTAAAAGAATCTTTTTTAGATTTAGAAACAAAAGGACACTACAACATGGATGTTGAAAACACAAAAGCTTTTGATATGAATATCGAACTTAAATCACTAGCAAAAGCTAACCCTCAAGCTGATATTTTATCAAAAGGTTTAACCTCAGAAGCAAGTTCAGCAGGCGCAACAATTCGCACAGAATATGAAGCTGGTATTGTTAAACCATTACGTGAGCAATCAGCTTTCTTATCATTGATTGGTCATAAAAGTATTCCAAGTGAAGATTACAAACGTTTAGTTCGTGTATCAAATGCTGGAATGCGTTGGGCTGGTGAGAATGTTAATAACAGTGATATAGCCAATACGGGAACACAAGCATACGCAGAAGTAACTGGTGTATTTGGTAAAGCAGAAGCTTATCCATTTGTAACGCAAGAAATGCTAGATGATTCAGCGTTTGATCTTCAATCTGAACTATCTGAATCAGTAATCGAAGAAATTGGCGATGGTGTTGCCAAAGCTGCTTTAGCTGGTGATGGTGTTAAAAAGCCTAAAGGTCTATTAGCTACAACTACTGGCGCAGATCATGAAAAATTCGAAGTTCTAACTGTTGGCGCTGCTGGCAAGTTTGGGGCAAATACAACGGCGGCTGTTAAGTCTTTACGCACAATCGCACGCTCACTAAAAACTGGCTACCGCGCTAATGCTAAATGGTTGATGTCAGAAGAAACACGCGACACCGTGTTGGCATTTGTTTACGCAGATGGTAAGTCAATAATCAATGAAGATCTTACAGAAATGCCAGATGGACGTTTACTTGGTAAAGAAATCGTTATCGATTCAAATATGCCAGAAAATGAAATCGTATACGGTGATTTTGAACGCGGTTTTACATTCCTAACAGTTCGCGGTTTATCTGTTCTACCTAATCCATATGCTAAAGCTGGCAACGTTCAGTTTTACCACGCTATGCGTGTTGGAACTATGGTAAATGATACTCAAGCATTGAAGATTGTTAAGTTAAAAGCTTAATTTAAATCCACGACAAACAGCCGCCACGCGGCTGTTTTCTTCAATATAGGAGAACACAATGATTACTAATATTCTTAAAATCAACGGTGATAATCCTGTAGATTTAAAACAAGCTAAAGATCATCTATTCATCAATCACGATGAAGATGATCAATACATTCAAGATTTGATTGAAGCTTCAATTTCTCATGCTGAAGGTTTAACCAATCGTAAGCTAAGCGCCTACGAAATTACAGAAGTAATACCAGAACTAAGTGGCAATCGTCATTTAAAATATGGCAATAATTCTGACATACAAATAAGAAGTGCTAATACATTAATCGATTCATCAAAATATCAAGTTGGTATCGATCAGTTGTTAATTCAAAGCACCATAAAAAACGTAACGCTTACTTATCGATGTGGTTATTCATCTACTGACTGTCCGATGGATATCAAGGCAGCAATTCTATTGCTTGTCGCTACTTTATACGAATCAAGAGCTGATGTTAGCTTCGGTGTTCAACAATACAAATCCGCTTTAAGTTCGTCAGTCATTCTCAACAAATACAAATTGTATTAGGAGAGATGGCAATGATTAACATAGGACGAATGAATTCATTTATTGAGTTCTTCAAAGTTGTAAATATTAAAGATGAATACAACGCAGTAAGTCAATCGCTCGAATTAGTGTATTCAACAAGAGCGCGTGTATTGGATAAATCTATCTCTAAAACCGACGATGAAACTCCCAACTCAAGATCACTCATTGATGCTACTTGTCGCTATAGCACATCAATCACCGATGAAATGATTTTGCGATACGACAACAAAGATTATGAGATTAAAAATGTTGTTGATTTCGATGGGACAAAACGACAAATAAAAATTAGAGCTCAGAAAAATGCGCTATAAACGATTTTAGGAGGGGGTAATGATTAATTCTAGTGTTACTGGCTTCAATGAATTAAACGCCATACTAACCGATTTAGGCGCAGTGCTTGGCAAGAAAGCAACTAGATCCGCAGCTAAAAAAGCAATGCTACCAATCAAGCAAGAAATTGAAGCAACAAGTCCATTTGATACTACAAGAACCGATGGGGTTCATATCAAAGACAGTTTTAAATTGCGTTTATCTGGTCGAACTAAAAAGCATCAACGCACAGGTGATACCACGTTTCTTGCTTGCTCAGTCTATAGCGCTGATAAAGAAGTAAACCGATATATTGCTCAAGTTGAATTTGGTCGAGGTGCCGTTTCTTTTAAACGAAATACCGTATTTGGCAACACAGTGAATCCATTTACTCAGCATCTTAAAGAAATCAAAGCCAATCCATTTATGCGAACAGCATTGAGGCGTAATAAAACACAAGTTGTTGAAACGTTTCAAAGTGGTTTAGTTGATGAAATCGAGAAGATTGCTAAGAGCAAAGCTAAACGTGAGGCGCGTATAAAGGCGAAGGAGAAAAAAGCCAATAAATAGGCTTGAGGTAACAAGAATGATAGAACATTTAATAGCAGAAATGATCAATGATTTAGGTATAGATAACTACCCAGTAGAAGCACCACAAAACACAAAAGGAACGTTTATTGTGTGGAATGTATCGGGATTCAATAGTTTGAAAAACACCTCAAAAGATCAACATCACAAAGTAAATATACAATTCAATATTTACGCAAAAAGCTACAAAGAAACAAAATCAATTCAGTATAAATTAGTCGATGTATTCGAATACTTACACGGATCAGTTGAGAGACAAAACGCAACATATGAAGTTATAGGTAATCTCGAAAATGTAGTTGATTTGTTCGATACGGATATGAAGCAAATCGTTGTAGATATCCAAATGGAATACTACAAAAAATAACAATAAATGGAGTTAAACACATGGCAACTTTCTCAACGCCTAAAGGCACAAAAGTTTTTTACAATTTAGATGGGCATGATCAACTAGCGGCAGACGTTACAGATAAATTTGTAAATGTTGAATCGTTTGGCGGCGTGACCGTAACAACGGAAGCATTAACAGGCTACGACTTGGAGCTTGATGTAGAAATCGCAGCACCAGGTAAAATTGTTGTTAGTGATTTGGAACTACAAATCAATTTAATGGCTGATGACACCGCTACCTACGCATTATGGTCAGATGCCCAAATGACTAAAAAGACACCAACACTTTTAGTTGAAACGCCAAATGGTGGTAAACGTCTACTGAACGTTATTATCACATCAGTTGGCGAACCTATTGAAGCTGGATCAATTCAACGTATGTCACTAGGTTTTAAAGTATCGGGACAACCTAAACGAGTCGTTTAATTGCTTGGTAACACTTTCCTCTGGTAGCTCTTACTGTCAAAAGTAGGGGCTATTTTTTTGAATAAATAAATGTATATCAAACATATTTTTTCAGAGGAAATGAAAATGAATTTAGCACAGCAAATAATGAACAAATACAAAACCCAACGGTTTCCGTTATATTTCGAAGAAATGGACTTCACGATTTATGTTCAAGGCTTAAACGTGGGGGATCTACAGCGGATTGAGAAAGTAGCTCAAGCAAAGCAAGCACTTCAAATATTCTTATATTGCGCTTTTGATGACGATGGAAAATCAGTTGCTTCAAATGAAGAAGATGTTCAAGGCTTACCAGAGCTAGTTGTGGGTTTAGTGTCCGCCGTAGCACAACAAATGACGCAAGGTGCTGGTCATGATACGTGTCATAAAGTTGTAGAACATTATCTTAACTCAGTGAACATCACCGATGATAAAGACGTAGAAGCGCTAGAAGCCGACATTATCGAAGAGACACCTACAGTAAAAAAAGGATAAGGGATTTTTACATTGATCCCCAAAAGCGCCTTAAATTCCGTATAGCTCGCTCTCTAAATAAAACCATTCAAGAAATAGATTCTATGTCAGTTGATGAATATCGCGACTGGGAAGCATTTTTCTATTTGGAACCTGACGACGCAGTAACTCAAGCCCTCTATTTTGGAAATCTTAATGCTGCCATCTATAACCAAAATGTAGATAGAAAGCAAAAGCCCGAAGGTTTTAGTCCTGATGATTTTTACCCCTTGTTGAAGAACGAATTACCAGTTCAATTCATGAATGATGAAGAACTCAAAGCACATGAAGAACAAGAGCAGAAACACGGTGAAGAAATCTTCAACTCTGTTTTTTAAATACGTTCAGCTTACCTAAGAACAATTAAACACCAATCCATATAAGCCTACTCACTTTTAAGTCAGTGGGCTTTTTTTACGTCCATAATAAAAAGGAATTTAGAAATGGCAAAGAGAATAAGAGCCGCATCGATATCCGTTGATTTAACGGCAAATAGTGCCAAGTTTAGTGAAGCACTAGACCGCGCACAAAGAAAATCAGCTACTAGTAGCTCAGCAATAATTCGCAATTTAGGCGCATTAGAATCATTCAGCAAACGGTTCGAAAATACGGTTTCTAAGCACATAAACAAACCATTCAAAGCATTTAGCAAAGCGACCGCACCATTTCGCATTGGATTACGTCAAATAAAAGCTAGTGTACAAAACGTATTACGACCATTTAAAAAGCTTGGTGCTTATGTCGCTAAGCCATTCGTAAAAGCATTCAACGCAGCTCGTCGCGCAGTAATGAAACTATCTAAGCCACTAAAGGTTTTATCTGGTGGTGTAGCCGCTGGTGTCGCTTTATTCAGCGCATTAGTCATTGGTTCCAGTAAAGCAGCATTAGAGATTGATCGATTATCTAAGATACTAGGGATTAGTTACAAAGATCTAAATCAACTGAGTTTTGTTGCTATCGAAACGGGTTTGAACGTTGAGCAATTAGCCGATTCTATGAAGGACTTGACCGCTAAAGCACAAGACGCATCATTTGCTGGTGGTGGAGCATTAGAGCCGTTTTTCAAAGGTATCAACGAATCAAAAGATGCTTGGGATAATTTCTCACCGGTTGAACAACTAGCCAAGTTTTCTGATGTACTTTCAACTATGAACAGCAACGAGCAGTTGTATTGGGCGGATGAAATATCAGGTTCAATGGCTGAGTTAACGCCGCTGTTAGCCAAAGGCGGTGATTATATTCGAGCTATGGCTAAAGAATCTGAAAACTTTGGTGGTGCTTTTAATAACGTTGATGGGCTTAAATCACTCGAGACAGTATTGAAGCGCATCAAGTTCAGCGCTCGTAATATTTTCAGTGGTATTGGAAACTCATTAGCACCATCTATTGAGTCGATGTTTCAGCGAATTATTTCATCTTTCCAAGAGAGAATGAAAACGCTAGGGAATGGCAATGTTGGGAATGGATTCGTTAAGTTTGCGGAGAATTCGGCTAAGTCGATTTTGATTGGAACAGGCAAGATATTAGATTCAATTCAATCACTTTCTGAGACTTTAAAGTTCGCTTTCAATGAAATAATTGTTGTAGCTAATAAGCTAAAAAAGAATCCAATTCTACTAGGGTCAAGCGCTGAAGTAGACTCTATAGAAAAGCGCTTATATGAAGCCAAAGTCAGTGAATTAAAAGCGGCAGATTCGCGCGTTAAACTTCAAAAACAAATCGAACAAAAAGAGAAATCGTTACTTAAACTCAAGAAACAGAACACAATTACCAAGGTAGGCTCAGCATTTGGTGGAACATATAAAACTATCAATCCTGAAGTTTCTAGCGAGGTCGCCGAATTTGAATCTGAAATTCAGAAACTACGTCAAGCTCAGCGTAAAAGTTTATCTACTTCTACAGAATATAATGATCTTCAAAAGAAACGAAATGAACTAGTTGAACGCTCTAATGCCAATTACATCAAGCAAGATATAGGTAGAAATCCAACAGACAAGTTAAGCACAAGATACGGATTAGATAGCGCCTCAGTTAATGAGAACTTTAAATCTTTTAATGCGCCAACTGCTTCAAAATCGCTAGTCAGCCCAAGAACAGATATTAACAACACATTCCGCTCAGCGACTAATATAGATGGTTTATCGGCTCTAGGTGTAGAACAACGGCTAGAAAAGTTCCAAGAGCTACTACTACAGAAACAAAGTTTTGCTTTAACAACGGAAGAGAAAATAGCTGAAACTGCTCTCAAGTTCGCCGAAGAAAAGCAACTAATAGAAGCTGGTATTGCTCAACAAATATCATCACTAAAACTCACCTTAACGAATGAATCAACGGCTGTTCAACGCAAAGCTGTTAATGACGAGATCGCTATTATTCGTGAAAAGGAAAGTGTCGCTCTATCCGCTATTGAACGTCAGAGAGCTAATGAAATTCAAGCACTCAAAGCAAGCAGTGAACAAAAGGCTTTAATAGAGCAAAGTTTCATGACAAAACTTCGAACATTTAAGGTGAAAACGGGTGAATTAGAAGTAAGCGAGCGTATAAGTTTAATTGAAAGCGAGCATCTAGAGTTAAGCACTATCTACGACGGACAGCTGAAATTTATTGCTGATACGTATGGGGCTGAGACTGACATGTATAAAAGTATGCTCACATCAAAACGAAAAGCACTCGACGACTTCAACACCTACAACAGAGAACAACGTTTATCTGATAGCGAGCAAGACATAGTTCAAAGCGATGGTTCATTAGAGCGCTTATATACGCATTTTGAAGACCGTTTAAGTGCTGAGGCAGATTACAAATTAGGTGTTAGTGAGTTACGTCTTAGTGACCTAGAAAACGCTTCAATGGCAAAGGAACAAGAAGCGTTAAAAGGGGCTGAAACCGAAGAACAAAAAACGACCATTGAAAAAGAGTTCGGTGATAAACGTAAAGCCAATACGCTAAAGCTTGGTAGTGATTTATTAGCTGAAGGCGCTAAGAATAGTAAGACTCTATTTAATGCTAACAAGGCATTGAATATCGGTAATGCGATAATGGACACTGCTAGTGGCGCTACTAAAGCATATGCTCAATTTGGTTGGCCTTTCGGAGCTGTTGCGGCTGGATTAGTTATTGCGAGCGGTGCGGTTCAGATATCTAAAATAAAATCTCAAAAGTTCTCAGGAAAAGCACATAAAGGTCAAACCGAAATAGATGGCACTGGTGATCAGTCGTGGATACTACAGGGCGGTGAGCGTGTAGTATCTAGAGAACAAAATGTGGATTTAAAGCGTTACTTACAAAAAGCCAATACAACCACCAACAATAACGGCGGTTCTACTGAGGTGTATTTGAATAATACGATCAATAGTTCACTAGATACGGACGCAATATTCATGGCTATGGAAGACAACCCAAATCGCATTCGTAAGATGCTAGATAATCTCTAATTCACCTAATTACAATAAGGCCATTCAATGAATTATTGAATGGTTTTTTTTATAAATACGTTATCAGAGGAAAACGAGATTATAAAAAGTGAAAACAATTCCAACCAATCCAAAGCTATTCATTAGTGATTTCAATTTAGTATCAAAGAAGCCTGTCTATAAAAACAGAACCAACACGGGAAAATCATTAGTCATTTCTCAACAATATCAGCTATACACTGGTGAGATAGAGCTAACCGCATCTGGCAATCAAAATGTTAAGACATTAGCCGCGTTCGTGGAATCATTAGACGGTGGTGTAGAACCATTCATTGTTAAATTGCCGACCTTCAAATCCCTTAACGCATTAAGCGGATTACCAACACTCAACGAAGCATATCTAGTTAATACTACTGAAATAAAAATAGATAACTTTACTGGCGAATTGGTCGCTGGTGATTACTTCAACATTGCTAATGACACAAAGCTATACATGGTTACTAGTGGTGGTATTGCTGGTGATACATTTCAGATAAGCCCATCCCTACGAAAAGCACAACCACAAGGCACAAGAATTAGTTTCGAAGCTCAATTATTAGCACGTATTGACAATGACGATTACAAAGTACAGCCCAGAAAAACGACTGATAATTTACGGTTAACGATTAAATTCACGGAGGATTTATAATGGGTCATAAGAGTAAAGGAAAATCTAGAAATTGGAAGATATTACACAACGCTAGAAATCTTGAATGGGCAATATCAGCCTATGAAAAAGCGACTTCAGCGCCTAAAGGGTCGATACGGGAATTAGCACCAGAGCAATTACTTCAAGTAATAGGATTACCAGTGCCGTTACTGACATTTGAGTTCCCACAATTACCAACACTTCACATTACTACTTGGCATAGCGATTTAACCGCTAATGGTCACTTGTTTAGATCATCGGCAGATTTAGAAAAAGGTTCAGCGATAAAATCCACTACTGATATCAATCGTGATGGTTCTAGCTTCACATTAGCAGGCATCCGAGACGATATTCTAAAAATCTTAGAACCAAATCAAGCTAAAGGAGCAAAGATAATTACTCAAGCCGCAATCATGAATCCAGATGGCGAGGTTGAATTTGTGTTGGATATCGATATAGGACTTATCAAAGACGTGACTTATACCATTGATCCCACTCGCGGACGTAAAGATATACGTTTAAAAACGGATTCTATCTATAAGCGTTTAGAAGGAATAGCAGGAACACAGCTAATAAGTTCCAGTCAACATTTTTGGTTCGAAGGAGACACAAGTTTAGATCATATAACACCTAAAACACAAAATGATGCTTCTACAGCACAAGGCCGTTTTGGCTATAAAACATTCGGCGATGGGAGATTACGGTAATGGTAAATAGAGTTAATAAAAGAACGCGATTTAAACAATTAATTGATTACACCGAGACAATGGAGCACGAGGCTTTAAAAATAGGATTTAACGACTGTAATATTATGGCACTTGAGGCAATCGATTTGATGACAGGTTCTGATTATTCATCACTTCTAAAAGGCCAATACAAGTCATATAGGAAAGGATTACGTCTTGGCAAAGAGATTCATGGCTACGCATTACTCAGTGATTTATTAAAAGATATTGCCAAAGAAATTCCTGTTAACAATTCTCACATCGGCGATATTTTAGTTCAAGATTTAACACAAGGAAAATCATACATATCATGCTGTTATGTATGTGTTGGGGCATCAACATTTTTATCAGCAAACACGCAAACTAAACAAATTGAAGTTGTATATCTATTGAGTGCTGATCTGGAAGATCTTAAAGCATACCGATTATAAAGGATTATAAATTTTGATTTGACCACTACAAAAATTATAAAGGTCAAAACAATGTCATTAGAGAAAGAAAATAAGATTATATTGCCGATTGTTTACGGACAAGCAATCGTAGAAGGCTTGAAGATTTTCGAGCATTACACGTATGTTTCAAAACATGAGTCATATTGGACAATGGTTTACGTCTTAGCTGAAGGCCAAATCAACACTATAAATCAAGTTCAATTGAACGAGATGGATCTTTTCGTGAGTGGTTCTGATTTTAAGTCTGGAACAGTTGGGTCAGATAAAATCAATTATAGTTTCCGCAATCATGTTCAAGTCCAAGTTCACGATGGTAGTGAAGATGGTTTTCGTTTCGAGATGGTTGAACAGAACTCAGGTTCAAAATGGAAAGAAACAGCACTATTGAAAGGTCGTGCTGCTATTGCTATTAAGTGCCGTATTGAGAAAAAAAAGTCAACAATACAAGACGAGAACGTAGAACTTAGAGCTAAAATTGAAGGGAAAACAGTTGTTGATTTTAGAACTGAGAGCCTAGAGCCAACCTACAGATTCGACAATGGTGAAGTTGTCGGTAATAACCCCGCATTATGTATTATTAATTACTTAATCGATAAGCGTTATGGCTGTGGTTATGACATCGATGAAATAGATTTCTACAGTTTTATTGAAGCGGCTAACTGGTGTGATGTAAATGAAATTCGTTGTAATGGTGCGGTTAATCAATCTCAAAACCGTAAAGATAATATCACATTACTATTGAATTCATTTAGAGCAAAACTCACTATCACCAATGGTCAAATTAAATGCCTACTAGATACACCACAAGTATCTGAAGAAGATTTTTACCTCGACGATACCATCAACAAAATCACTATCAATCAAGAAAGTCGTAAGAAGCGATTTAATCAGTTAGAAGTCGATTATGAAACACTATCATTTACAAATACTAATGAATCAGTGCTGTACCCACCGACACTAGATGACCCGATTATTTTGGCTGATGGGCGCGTAATCAAAGAGGGCATGAAGCTACCGTTTACTAAGTCACAAGCTGAAGTAGATTTTCTAGCTAGCATGTTCGTTCGTGAGAATTTACCGTGGACTTATATTAACTTCGAGGTAGTACAAAAAGGTTTTAGTATCGGCGTCGGTTCAGTATTTACAATCACTTTAGATGATGAAAAATGGGTGAAAAAGAAGTTCAGATGTATTAGTCATTCAAGTGATCCATTTGGCAGCAATCCAAATATTGTAAAAATTGAAGCCGTTGAATACCTAACTGAAATGTATGATGAAGAATGGAATGGTCTAATCGTCTCGAAGGCAGACCTTGAAGATGTAATTGCTCCAAAGAATCTACAATTCAGTTTCGTTGATGGGAAGTTCGGTTTAACAGGAGAGCTTAAATGGGACAATTTAGGCTCAATATATGACTCTCAAGTCATGTATAAACTGTCAGCACAACCAGATAGTGAATTTCAATTCTACGCACAAACCGATGGCGATAATATTTTAGTCACAGGGTTAAAAAGCGCGTTATATGATTTCTATGTTGTTAATCGAGATTTGTATAATCGCAGTAGTGTGATTACTTATTTGCGTAATGTTGATGCCAAAGACGAAACAGTTCTACCTAAAATAACTGGCCTAACTGTTAACGCTGAAACTCAGGATTTCATCTTCAATTGGGATGATATGCTTGGTGCTCAGGTCTCTTCTTCAATCGACGCTAGTTCATCGGGTGATGTAAAAGTTCAAGATGTTTTTTCTGGTTATGAAATAGAAATTATTGCTGGTGGTCAGGTTGTCGAAACGCAAACTATCTCAAGTAATCAGTTCATTTACACTTTCAGTAATAACAAAAACAATGGTCTATCACGTAACATCCAAGCTAGGGTTTCAATTGTTGCTAAAGCAGGAGCAAGAAGCGTCCCTGTAGATATACAAGCAGTTAATTTACAACAACCACAGCTTTCTGGCATAAGCGTTTATGGTGGTTTAAGTGGCGTTAGTATTAAGTTTTTACCACCTACAAATACAGACTTTAAAGGTGTATTAATTCACATGTCTAAGACTCGTGGTTTTACACCTAATTCAAGTAATATCTATGTTGATCTGATTAATAGTAATTCATTACATGAAGTCCTAAATGATCAGAGCGAATACTTTATCCGTTTAGGAGCTTATGATGTTTTCGGTAAAGATCTAATAAACTATAGCGCCGAATTTGTGGCATCAATGGTTGATGTAAATTCATTGCTCGAAGAAGTTAGCTCAGACCATTTATCACAAGGGTTACTTGATACTATTACAGGAAAAGCATCTACGATTGAACTGAATAATGCTATTACTGTAGCTAATGTGGAAGCAACACAAGAAGCGCAACGTGTTCTATCTGAAGCTAATACAAAAACGGATTTAGATATAAATGCTGCTAAAGTAGAATTGAACGAAGCAATTGCTAATGTTGAAGGTGATTTATTACCAATTAATTCAAAAATATTGAATGTAGAAAGATCAATTGTAGATGGCGATACGGCACTAAGTTCACAAATAGCTACTGTTCAAGCTGGATCAAATACCAACGCAGCAAACATCAGCACA